TGACATTGAAACGCATCTGCTGCGCCATGGTCAAACGCGCCATGCAACAACAGTCGACCGGCATCCCCGAAGGGGTTTCCCAATCATCGTCGGTCACCGGACCGTTCACGGACTCGTTGACCTGGAACAATCCGGACGGCAACCTCTACTTCACCAACGAGGAGCTCAGGGACCTCGGCGTGGGCGCACAGACCGCCTTCCACATCAACCTGACGAACCCGGAGAATACCGATGGAACAAGTTGATGTATATCGCGGCTCATCAACCACCGATGAGGACGGCAACAGGATCCAGGGCGACGTAAGCCTGTGGAAATCGTTCCATGGGCTCGTCGCCCCGGTCATCACGGCGGAAAGCCCTTCCGAACTGTCGCTCGGCGTGACCTATGACCATACGATCTACATCCGTTCCGCGCAGCCGACCGGGATCCTCGACACGGATCTGATCGGGGTGCGCGGAAGGAAGGTGCCAGTCGATGGGGTCGTCGGCGTGTGGCTCGACACACGTGGCAACCACATAGGCGACGTCGTCAACGTGAAATTGAAGGAGGGCTGATGGGCAACGTCAAAGTGGTTCTCAACCGTAAGGCGTTCAAGGAGCAGATACTGCACAACGCCACGCTCCTTGACGACGTGCAGGAGCAGATGGAGGGCATGGCCGAAGTGCATCGAGCCATCACCGTGTATCGCAACGACGACCGTGACACCGGCAACGTGGTCGCCACGGCACCGGCGCGTGTCGAGGCGGAGCATGGTGTGCTCACGCAGATGCTGGGCATGGTGCGCGTATGAGCGTGTATCTTCCTCCCGTCTCCCCCAGGCGAGTAGAACCGGTCATCCTGGGCATGCTCAGAAGCGCGTTCCCGGATGTGACGTTCGGCTCGCTGCGTGACTCTGGCAATCCTCTCAAGGAATGCGTGGTCGTGGGCGAACCGCAGGGTCCGCAGTCGCCGGTTACCCAGTACGTGCGTCTCAGGGTCAGCGTCTGGGTTCGTCGAAGCGACATGACCGGGGACATTCCCGCGGCGCAACGGCTTTGCAACTCCATCATCACCGCGATCACCGCGAAGGGAGCGATCGACCCGATCGTCTCGACGGAACTGTCGAGCGGGCCCATACGCATCGCGGAGGACGCCGGTGCCACCTACATGTACGCGATCGTCCTGTTGACGGTGCGTACCGACTGAACGAAACGCATGCCGCCACATGCCGAACAACAACCAATGAAAGGCATATGGCAATGGCAGACAACAACTACATCACGAGCGGCAACAACGCGGATCTCGCGTCGCTCATCAAGGACTACGCGCTCTTCCTGTTCAAAAAAGAAGAGACGTACACGTTCCCCACGTCGGAACAGTGGACACCCCCGACTGGCAAAGGGCCGGTCGGCTACAACTCCGAGGACGGCTCCACCCTGCACCCCGAACCCGGTGACACGACCGAGATCAAGGGGCACAACGGCGACATCGTCGTATCCGAAACAGAGCCGGGATACTGGACGGTCCAGTTCGCCGGCATCGAATGCCGCAAGACCATCGCCGAAGCCTATTTCGGCGTGGAGGCAGACGACTCAGGCGCGTTCCACGTGAAGGACGCCACCACGCCACTGGAATACGGCGTGGTGTTGGCTGGTCTCGACCAGCATGGCAACCCCATTGTTTTGGGTGCCGCGAAGGCGAAGGTCTCCGACCGTGACGACATGACCTTCAAGAGCTCCGACACCATCAAGTTCAACCTGACGATGAAATTCTTCAAAGCAACGGACGGATACCAGTTCCACGTGTTCGGCCTGCTCGCCGCAGAGAAGGCGGCCACCACCGGAGCCTGATTCAAACTTCCCGACGCCGCAGGATGGCGGTCCGGCGACGCCGGGAACCACACCATTACATGGACCGCCCCACCACCAGTTAAGGAAACCATATGAACGACGACAACTATGCGGTAGTCGAACCGGAAATCGACGAGGACGCCCGGGAATACCCAGACGTGCATCTGGAAGCGTTGGACATGAAATTCGACCTGCCGAACATGAACAGCGCCGACCTGCCCATCGAGCTCATCAACGTGATCCTCATCGTCAAAAGCAGGATCGTGCTCAGCGAAGAGGAAAACTACCACGCCATGGCCGTGTGTCTCGCCTACTTCGAACAGATGCAACCCAACCTGTGGAACAAGCTACGCAAATCCGGAAACCCGCTCGGCTGGCTCGCCGGCATCGTCAAAACATGGGCCGTCGAATCGGGGCTCGACCCAAAAGCGTTCACCTCCTCATCCTCCTCCAAACCCATCAAGGCGCGATAGACCACGACTGGCTGAAAAACTACCAGCGAACCTACCGGCCAATCCACCTCGACCAATGGCTCGACGCGCCCAAAAACCACAAACCCAAAGCCAGCATGGCATACGGAAAAGCATGGCAGCTCACCAGGGAAATCCTCAGGGAACACACCAGCGCAAGCTACTCGGCGCTCGCCAACTGGTCGTACACGCCCACCGCAGCCGAAATCAGCCTCTGGGACCAGTTCGAACTCGAAGGCCGACTCAAACGCAAAGGATGGCGACCATGGACAGACCCCCGCACCGACCAGTTCCACCAGACCAAACAGGAAACCGACCGCGAACATAAGGCGCGCATGGAACGCCGCCATCACCTCAACGAAGTGTTCCACATCACCGAATGACCCCACCGCCATGGGATCCCAAGCACAGCAAGGAATCCCATGGCACAGGACATCGGCACCGTATACGTCCAGGTCAAACCCTCCGGCAAGGACTTCGGCAAAACCCTCGAAGGCGACATCACCCCCTCCATCGACAAAGCCGGAGCCAAAGGATCCACCAGCCTCACCAGCCGCATCGGCGGCGCACTCGGCAAAATCGGCAAAATCGGACTCGGCACCATCACCGGATTCGTCGGAGGCATCACCGCGCTCGCCGCCAAAGGCGGATTCGACCGCGCCCTCAACATCGAGAACGCCAAAGCAAAACTCAAAGGCCTCGGCCACGACTCAGCGTCCGTCACCGAAATCATGAACGACGCACTCGCCTCGGTGAAAGGCACGGCGTTCGGCCTGGGTGACGCGGCGACCGTGGCCGCCAGCCTGTCGGCGTCCGGCGTCAAGCAGGGCGGTCAGCTGACCAACGTCCTGAAGACCGTGGCGGACACCGCGCAGATATCCGGACGCTCCATCACCGACATCGGCACCATATTCGGTTCCGTGGCGGCGCGCGGCAAGCTTCAGGGCGACGACATGCTCCAGCTCATGAGCTCCGGCGTGCCCGTCCTCCAACTGCTCGCGAAGCATCTCAACCTCACCACCGCCCAGGTCAGCGACATGGTGAGCAAGGGAAAGATCGACTTCCAGACCTTCTCCGACGCGATGCAGCAGGGACTCGGCGGAGCGGCGCTGTCTGCCGGCACCACGTTCACCGGCGCGCTGTCGAACGTGAAGGCCGCTCTCTCCAGGCTCGGCGAACAGGTGGCCACCCCCATACTCGACGGGTTGCGTGGTCTGTTCAACCAGGCAATCCCCCTCATCGACAATTTCACCGCAACAGCCACGCCGATCATGCAGAAGGTCGGTGCCGCGCTCCAATCAGGTTTGGAAAGTGTCATACCAAACGTCAGCGTTTTCTTCTCATGGCTGTCGCAGGCGGTTCAAGGCGCTGTCGATCTGCTCAGCAAGGGGGATTTCACCACCGCATTCCACAAAGCATTCAATGTGGAAGAAGACAGTCCGGTGGTCAATTTCCTGCTGAACGTGCGTGACGCAGTATCCAATCTGCTTGATTCCATCAGCGGTCTTTTCGACAACATCGGCGATCTCGCATCGCAGCTGTCACCTCTTATATCTGTCTTCGGGCTTGTTGGAGCGTCCGCTGTCATGCATTTGCCCACGGTCATCAACCTGCTTTCAGATGTTGTTGACGCAGTATCGGCTGCGGTTTCCTTTATCGGGAATAATGCTGATTGGCTTGGGCCGCTGGCTGCAGGTATCGGAGGCGTGGTTCTCGCGTCCAAAGGTCTTGGTGCCGTGAGTTCCGGGCTGTCGGCTATCCCCGGCGCATTGTCCGGTATCACCGATGCCGCTAATGGCGTCATCAAATTCATAACGCTCATGCCCGAGCTCGGCGGGTTCGGTGCAGCTCTGAAAAGCGTCGCGGGCGGGATGGGTCTGGTCAAGAACGCACAGCTCGCGTGGAACGCCGTAACCACCATGTCCTCTACTGTTTGGCGGGCTTTGGAAGCAGTCATCGCCGCTAATCCTATAGGCGCAATCATTGTCGCCATCACAGCAGTGGTCGGTGCGCTTGTCTGGTTCTTCACGCAGACCGAGGTCGGCAGGAAGGCATGGTCATCGTTCACCTCGTTCCTTATTTCGGCATGGCAGGCGGTGTCGTCGACGGCTGTCTCGATCTGGAATGGTCTCA